AAAGATGTATTAAAAAGCGCGTGTCCTTGGCACATTGAGAAAGAGGATTACAAGGCGCAATCCGCACCTGTGCGCGTGTTTAGTAGCGATAATGATGTAATCGGTACGTTTAACAATAGAATGCCACTAGCGAGCATTTTAGGCAATTATGGTTATAAGCGCATTACAAAAACACGGATGCTTAGTCCACACTCTAAGTCAAAGTTGGCAGGGTGCATATTGTTAAGCGGTGAAGGTGTAGACAAGGTTTATATCCATCACGCAAGCGACCCGTTGGGGGACGGCTATGCCCATACGGCCTTTGGTGTATATCTGTACTACCAGCACAACAATGACCTGAAAAAAGCAGTTAAAGAAGCCGCGTTACTGCTAGATATGGACTATAAAAAGCCAGATGATAGCGAATTAATAAACGAGGGTGCGGCTATTGCTAAAGCGTTTTTGAGTCCCAATGTTGTCGAGTTAAAGCCTGTACAAGTTGACACTGTAAAGATTGATTGTAGCCTACCAGTTGATTGTTTAAACGAGGTGGCGGTATGGATTAAAGGGCAAATTGGCACAGCACCTAAATACTCAATCGTGCAGGCGACACTAGCCTTTGCGTGTGCTATGGCCAGTCGTTGTGTGCGTTTAAAAGACGGTACAAGCTCAAGCGCGTTTCTTGCCATTGTTGCCGACAGCGCGGCACAGGTGCAGCCGCTCAAAGGTATTTTAAATACAGCAGTCGATGCGTGTGGTGATAGAAACATTATTCGCGGTACTAAAATAAGCGGATCTACTTGTTTACATAAACAATTGCTAACTATGCCGCGTATGTTTTGGGCGACTGATGATTATGCCACGATGATCAACTTTGGCAAAAAACAGCAATCAGGCGCAATACAAGGGGCACTAAGCGCAATAAATGAGGTTTACCTTAATAATACCCTTTATTTAGATAAAGACAGCGTAGGCGCGAGTTTTGGCAAAAAGGACGGCGATGGTGATAAGCACATATCAGAATATAATATCTATCGTCCGTCTTTAACTATGCTTAGTTTAATGAGTTACAAGCATATTGATTTTGTCGCACAGCGTGACCAATACAGCATTGGCAGCTTACAGCGTTTAATGATTGCGGATGGTGGCGACAGCGTAACTTGTGAACGTGATTTTGACGCACCATTTCCAACAAATGTTAAGGTTGTTGTTGCTGCAATCAAAAACACAGGCGGCGATTTTATTGATATTGCATCAATGAACCCGACCCAAAAAATCGCCGTCTTTGATTGCGACAATACCGCCACCTTGTTTACTCATGCGCTAAACCGCATTAAGGCCACTTGTAGCAGCGATGAGCGTAAGGACTTGGTAGGCGTGGCTTTAGGGTGGTGCGGTAGTTTTAAGCGGCTATGCGTGGCTTTAGGCGCGTTTAATAAACCAAGCCAGCCCACTATCAACGAGGCGGTTGTGCAGTGGTGTAGCAATTGGATTGTGTTTCATTTAGAGAAGTTGTTATCACGTTTAGAGATTAACGGACTAGATGAGGAAATAGGGATTGAGGAAGATGTTTTAAATGTCGTGTATGATTTTGGCAAAAAAGGCGCATCAAGCCGCGATATTGGCCAAAAACTTAGAGCATTTAGAAACATGGACGCGGTTCAAAAATTAGAGTTATTAGCCAAACTGCAAGGGCAAGAAAAAATCATTGAAAAAAAGGAGGGCAAAGCGGTTCGTTTTTTTATGCCTGTTTTTTTTAAAAGTGATTGCGTAAAGGATTCAAAATAAGTTAATGTTGAAAGGTCAAACGGAATTGACCGACCTGTTTTTGTGTGTGCAACACGTTTCTAATATTTGGCACACATTCAGGAACAGGTCAAACCTTAGAGCCGCAAGGGCTACAAGAGAAACGTGCCAATCGTGTTGTGTGCCGCATTAAAAACAATTTTAGAAAAAATTGTCGTCTTTTAACAAATTCCCCATAAAAACCTTAATACAATGCTCTCTCTCTGTATAAGTTAATATATATATATATACGCGGAACATTACGTTGTCACGATTCCCCTCTAGCCCTACAGCCGCAAGGCTTACAGCCGTTCCAGTTGGTGTTCCATTTTTTTTAACTGGAACACATAGTAAAACTTATATAAAAACGATTCTTTATAAATAAAAGTTATTAGACAAAAACAGGTAAAAACAACATAATTTACGCGTCTAGTGAGTAGCGTAGTGGCCAAGCATTAGATTTATCAAGTTATGAAAAAACCGTTTTTTCGCTAGTTGGGTTTAACTTGACCCTCCACTACCTAGCAAGAAAAAGCGGTTTTTTCATTTGTGTGGTTTAAATTATGATTTTTAACGATGACGGTACGATATTTTTTAACGCTGATTACACAATAGATAGAATACATACCAATTACACGGATTTGTATTTAACAGAGTTGCATTTTAACATTCTTGAAACCGCGCTTCATTGCGGCTCAAGAGGTGTAAAAAAAAGCGAATTGTGTAAAAAATTTACCGCGTTTAGAAAACTAACGCTCACAGAGCGAGAGGAGATTATTCAGTTTTTAAGAAACCATAAATTCTTAAAAATTAAAAAATTTAAACGGTTTACATCTTATCAATTAAACATGATGTTAAGCCCTTTGGCCTATATAAGAAAAACAGAGGCGCAATAATGAAACTCACCACAGCGCAACAACTTGCTTTCGACACCATCTGCACAGCCATAACAAAAAAACAACCCGTGTTACTCACAGGCTTTGCAGGCACAGGCAAAAGTACAACCATCGCTACAGTCATAAAATCGCTATCTCACAAACTTATCACCATTGCCACGCCTACACACAAGGCGGCGGCAGTATTGTCTGCAATGCTAGAAACTAACGGTATTATCTCGCCCAATGTCAAAGTGACAACCATTCATAAAGCACTGGGCAAACGTCCGCTAAAACAAAGCAACGGCACAATGCTTTTTACTAAACCCACTAAAGAGATTTACGGTATTTTAATCATCGACGAATGCTCAATGATTGATGCTGAGTTATTCGACGATATCAACCAAGCCGCGCCCACTGCCAGTATCGTGTACGTTGGCGACCCTGCACAGTTACCACCGACTAGCGGTAACGGCGTATTGAGTCCTGTATTTGCTGCAATCAGCCAAAGAGCGCATTTAAGCGATATTATTAGGCAATCCACAGATAACCCTATTATTGAGTTAAGCGCGGCTTTACGGCGTGTTATGGAGTCATCTAGCCATATTACCGTAAGTGATGTTGTTGAAATGGTGAATGAGTATGATAAAGATGGCGCAAAAATTGGGATGATACAAAAACATGAGATTGCAGACTATTGTTCTGACGCATTAAAGAATGGCATGGACTGTCGCTATTTAGCGTATAAAAACGAGTCTATAGACAAACAAATGATTGCTATTCGCTCAATGTTGCACGGCCGCGATGTGCAATCGTTTGTTGCTGGAGAACCTGTTTCGTCGCTAACTGGTATTTACAAGGTCATTAACAACAACTATGAGGGAGTGATAACTTCCATCGGCAATCCTTTTTTAATACACGGCATAGCGTGCGTATCGGTTACATTAGACGGAAATCTAACAGTTAACGCCGCGATTGACACGAAAGAAAAACGGAATAAAGAAGATGGTTTTTTTAGGACGTTTAACAAGCTAAAAGCTCAAAGCGGTCTAACATTAGACTACAAAATCAAGGCGGAATTGTTAGAACAGGCAGAGGAAGCAAGCGCACAAGGTTACATGATAAAAGATAGCATTGCAGAGTTAAGACCCTGCGTAGCGTCAACAGTACACAAAGCCCAAGGTAGTACATTTGATGTTGCGGTGGTTGATGTTGCCGATATTCTCACAATGCGTAATCGTAGCGAGGCTTTACAGTGTCTTTATGTAGCTGTCACGCGCCCTAAAACTTATTTAATTTTGGTGGTATAAAATGAGTTTAGATTCATTGATAAAAAAAGCATTAGCTAAACAAGAGCTAAAACCATCACGCACAAAAAAACGCAATGCACAACCAGAATCGGTGGAGCAAGAAAAGGTTATCAAGTGGGCGCGTGATAATGAAAAAAGCTATCCGTTTTTGTGGATGTTGCATAGCAGTTTAAACGGCGTAAAGCTATCTAAAACACAGGCAGGTAAAGCAAAGGCAAGTGGCATGTTAAGCGGTGTCCCTGATTTGTTTTTACCTGTCCGCTCTTTTCAATATTGCGGTTTATATATTGAGATGAAAAGCGCAACAGGGCGTATTATGCCAAGCCAGTCACGTTATCTAAAAACTGTTAGTGATTTTGGGTATGCCGCGTTTGTTTGTTATTCGGCAGATGAAGCCATAGAAAAAATAAAATCGTATTATTTTGGCCTAACTTAACAAAAGCTATTTGCTATAATCGACAAAGCGAGGCTAATTAAGTACGCCTATCAACCAGGTTGACTCACTGGGCTAAAACGAGTCAACACGATTTAAACTAATTTTGCGGCTAGAGATGCAACTCGAAAACGTCTAGTCAACGCTGCCGCAATCCTCGACTAAACCTTATGACTAGAGGTATCAAAAATGCTTAACAGAACAACAATTAACGCGCGTATAAAACGCGGTATGACACGCGAAGAGGCGGAGAATACACCTCTGCTTATTGATAAAAAACTCACATTACAAAAAGTTTTAGAAGTTGAGGCTCACGGGTTATCACTTTCTGATAGCGCGTATCTATTGCGCGTTACTCCACAAAGACTGGGACGTTTTGTTAAGTCGCATGGGATTGAGTGGCGCGGTAAAAAACATTGTTATAAATATGGGGTTGACCTTGATAGTCAGCGACAAGCAATCTTGGCTAGTGGGTTGCCAGAATCAACAGTTTATGCGCGTATGTATCGTAAAAATTTAACTATTGAAGAAGCGATTGCATTTAAACAACAAAAAAAAGAGTGCAATCATGAATAGAACATGGACAGACGATGAAGCACACAGACGCGGATGGAAGCGGATTTATGCGTAATTACAACGTCAAACAAATTAAGGAGTTTAACAAATGAGTGACAAAATTAACCCGAAACACTACAAAAGTCACCCTAGCGGTGTCGAGTGCATCGAGATTACAGAGAATCTTAACTTTAACCGTGGTAATGCTATTAAATATGCATGGAGAGCCAACGATAAGGGGTGTACAAGCGAAGATTTAAAAAAATGTGAGTGGTATATCAACAGAGAAATAAAACGCTTACAGAGAGGCAATAACGTGCCTGATTATTCGTATGACTTAGACGTGGTTTATACGAGATTGTACGATTATTATAAAGACCATGAATTTGACAAACGATTGTTTGATTTTATCAGCAATCTGATTCATGGCGGCCAAGATGCGTTAGCGTATGCTTTAACAATTATAGATTCGTGGGTGAGGGAGCTAGAGCAATGAATAACTTGCCAGTGCAAATGCACCCACGTTACAAAGAATTTTTGGCTTTTATGGCAGATTGTCCGCACCGTAAAACGCCTGAAA